GCCGCCGTTTGCGAGTTCTCAGAACTATCCCACAGTCTCGCTTATCCCCCAGCTCCTGCGGTTACCCCACAAGCTGAGCGGTCTGGCCAAAGAAAAACCCCGACACTTTGGTAGAGGCTTAGGCCCTTGGCGTTGGGCAACTCTAGGCGCACTATGGATTGCGATTTGAGTCACACAAAGCCCCTACCAAAATATCGGGGTTTCCATAGTTCGCCCGGGAGCCACCCCAGACACGTGCATCGTATGTCCAACTAAATCCGTTGTCAACAGTCCGGTTTACTAATCAGGCTGCAGCTCGGGTTCGCGACCCCTTACTTCACCCTTTCGTCCTCGGGAAAACCCCACGCAGCCCGCTACACCGGAAGGTCACGCTGTCCTTTACCCGTAGGTTTCGCCGACTCACGGCTCATCAGAAGGACTGTCTGTACTTTAACATTGTTAAAGTACTCAAAAAGACCCCCTCACGAAGAGGGGGCTGAGCTTTACTTATCGCCACTAGGAGGCCCGCGCATTCTGACACGGTTGTGGATTGTCCAGCAATGTCTTTATGGTGTCGTTGAGAACCGACAGCTCGGTCTTCTTATAGACAGACCAGATCCGCTTCTCGCCATGGATCCCGTTATGAGATCCCTGGTGGCAGTCCCGACACAAAGGAATGCACAGGTACTGCTTGTTCTGCTCGATGTGATGAGCATCACTCGGTCCGGCAGCTCCGCAGACTCCACATGGCAAGGACTTAACCTTTTGCAGGTGGCGTCTTTCAGAAGGAGTGAGCTTATTATTCAACCAGCTTGCCCTCGGTCTCGATCATCCTGACCAGCTCGCCAAAGGTGCGGCCGCCTTCCATCTGCACAGAGTAGAGAGAGGACAACAGAGTCCTCAGCTCCATCCTTTCCTCGCGGTCGTACGAGTTATCAATCCCAGTCTCTATGAGGTTGCGCATCATGCACAGCTGCTCATACGTAACCGGAAAGCTCAGGTCGTACAGGGTGACGTCGACGTATCGGTCCATTTCTCTTCCCTTCTAATCAACAATGCCGCAGCCAACGTGCCATAGCCATTGATGCCGGCCATCTCACACTCCCAGGCACATTGTTCTCTGGTGCTTGCACCGATCAGCTTAGCCAGGCTTTCCAGCTCCTCATCGGTAGCGCTAAACGCCAACGCAGGGATGGTCTGCTTGGCCCAATCACGAATCATTTGTGGATTCATTTGCGTCTCCTAATCGCTGTCCATACCAAATGGGCAATAACAGCTGTGATAAACAAACCAAACAACAGCAGAATCAAAATGAAAGCACCGCCAATTAGCTCTTGCATTCTTCAGCTCCATGAACTCTTTCATCTAGCCACATGACCAGCTCGCCGGAGATGCGCTGCATTTCCATGGCGTAACGCTTGGCCGCCTGGTACTGCCTTTCATTGCACATGTCGTGCGTCTTGCGCTCCATGTAAACCAGCTTCTGGAGGTACGTCGAATAATCTCGAAACTCCGTCATGACTGCTCCATCATGTTAAAAAGTTGCGCCTCAATGCTATCGATTTGTTGAGGCGTTAGCTGAACCTCTAGCCACTCGGCCCTTTGGTCGTTAACAAACAGCGCCCAGTCACCGTAACCACCCTCTGCGGGATAACAATTCTCCGGTGCTCCGCTGATGTAGGCCGGACGGTAAGGCGTCCAGTTATACAACCGCACGGTGCATTCCGTTTCAGCAACCTCAGTCTGGAGCTCGGCAATCATTTCATCTCCAACTCTTTGATCCGCTCGGTCAGGATGGCGCCCAGGTCTTTGCCTTTCACGGCAACCATCTGAGCCTCATCGCATTCGTAGACAACCTTGGCCGCGTCGGTGATGCCTTTGTTGTAGGCGGACTTGTAGACGTCCTCGTTGTCCAATAACAAAGTGATGGCGTCACGGATTGTCGACGAAGCCTTGCGCACCTTGGCCAGATCTTTAAGTTTCTCGTGGTACTTCACCGGCAAATACAAACTGTAGGGGACTAGCTTTTTTGCTTCCATGCCAAGAATTCCTTGTGCAGTGAATCGAGTCGGATGCGCGCTTCCGCGTTGTCCTTGAGCTCGGCTCGGGATTGGATTTCCAAGAAGTCTCGCAACCAGTCGGTCGCATCTTTTTCGGTAGCCGTAAAGATCTGACTGTCCTCATGCAGGAACTCCCAGAACTTGGGATCCCGGCACAACATGCCAGCAGTCTTAACGGCTTTGTCCGACTCAAACTCCTCTTGGGGGTCAGCGTTATGGTCAAGGCGCACCATGACAACCTGGTATACAGCCCCGACATAGGACCGGAGTAGATCCTCCGGCACCTCGTCAGGGTGAATGCAAAGCGTCAGGATGTAGCCGTTCTTGTCCTGCTTGAACGCAACCTTGACCGCCTCGAATTGCAGCGTCTTCATCAGAAGGGAACGTCTGACTCGTCAACCGACGACGAATGTTTCGTCTCTTCCGGCTTGACGTACGGCTCGGAGACCTGAAGGGACAGACACTCCTTGCCGGCAAGAACCTTATTCCAACCCGCCACCTGGATCTTGACTAGGTCATCGCCTGTCTTGCGCAACAGACCCTCAAGGAATGCCCGGTCTAGAAACACATCACCGCGCACGTCGGGATGGTTCTGGCTGACCTTACGGTTGGGCCACAGGGTGCCGGTGTTTGGGCGGGGGACATAATTGCTCATTTAATTCCCTTTCAACTTATTCTTGGTTTCAGTGAACTTGGTCATCAGGTCCTTGAAGTAATCAGGATCTGCTGCCTTGATCGAGTCAAACAGCTGCTTGTTCTTCTTGAAGATCTGCATGACGTCGTCTTCTTTGTTAGCCATAGCGAGCCCGGCCAACACGGCATCATTCACAACAACTAGCCACTCATCAACACTTCCCTCAGGAGTCAGGGTGGTCTTGATCGACCAATCCCCAGAGCTCTCAATCTCAGCGGGAGGGCGCGGCTTCTCTACCTTTTCTACAGGCTTGGCTACGGGTTTAGACTCCGGCCTAGGAGAAGCATCAATGACGTCGTTCTCGGTGATCTCCATGGCGTTGATCCACAGATAGCGCCGTTGGTAAGACTCGGCTGCACCTAGGTTCTGAATCGGGTGAGCGCCCTTGAGGCTGGCTTCAGCCATCGGGCTGCGGATAACAATCACCGTGCCATCCTCCACGTCGGTGATGGTCATGGTCGCGTAGTCGGTATCAAACGAGATCACGCTGCAGATGCCCAGCTCGTTAAAGATCTGCATGGTCTGCGGGATAAAGTCACCAAGCTCAAAGTATCGGTAGCCGGCAAACTTGTTCTCGCCAGACTTCTTCAGCTCCATGCTGTGAAGTTTGACGCGGGCCTGCATCAGCTTCTTGTGAACGCTCATTCTTTCCATCCTTTCGGTTTGTACTTACGCGGTGTACCGTCAGGCTTAAAACCATACGGTGCAGCCTTGGTCGGGGTCTTCTTCACGTACTTGCGCCTAGCCTCTTTCTTAACAGGAACGGGCGCTTCTACGGGAACGGTGATCTCGACTAACTTTGTTAGGGTGTGCAGAGCCTTTCTAAGATCTTCGTTAGATCCCTTGTTGCGCTCCCTTGCGAGATACACAAGGGCGTTCCCTTTCATCCAGCCACGGTATTCCTCTTCGGTCATCCAGTGCCGCAGCACATCCCAAGGTTGGAACTGGCCCATATCCTTGTAGTGACTGCCACCGATCTGAATATCATTCGCGCTCATTCGCTCTCCTTCCAGCCTTGCTGGTAATCACGCCATTGCTGGCACCATGTGTTGACCGAGCAGAAGTTTGCGCAGCGTGTGCGCTCACCTAGCCTGGTCTCCACTTCATATTCACTGCCCAACTGCATGGCGATGACATTCGCCTCTGGCTCGTTGTCGTGCAGTGACTTGGCGCGGACTGCGCCTTTCTTCTTCACCGCATACACGGTGGGCTTCTCCCACATCTCCTCAGGAGTGCAGGGAGGCAGAAGCTGTTCAGCCTCAAGGGCAAACTCGCATGCCGAGTGGAGAGATATACGGTCACGCACAAACTTGTCGCGCTCCGCATAGCTCCACAGATTGATGGGGATCTCCTTGATGGGGGCAGTAGGATAACCCTCCCGCGTAGCCGCATCTCTACGGCTCCAGTCCCGGATGATGGCAACGATGCCAAGGTCCTTGACCGGCTTATCCTTGACCGTTTCAACCAGCCACGCGTAGATATTGAGCTGCTGCTCCCATTCGATCTTGTCGTTCATCACAGACCACGCCGAGGTAGTCTTGTAGTCACGAATGGAGATGCCATCCTCGTTGAGGATCTGAAGGTCAATAGCCCCTGAGATCTTCCAGCCGTCGACCTGGGTGTGCAGCCGCTCTTCAATCAGATGGTTGTCATCAGCGCCGTGCTCCAAGACTTTATGGATGGCTGAACCAAAGATCGACCACACCATGTCCGACACGTCTTGCTCGATGTCATCGGCAAACTTGTTGGTCAGGGCAACGATCTTGGGGCTGTTGATGAGCTGGGTCACAGACAGATGTGCAGCGCCCTTGCTGTACGTAGGACGCTCCAAGATGTTGATGAACGTCTGCGGGATGTTGTGCCTGTTGGTGAGTTTCATTGTTGGCTCCTAGTGGTTGGGGGTATTCTTATACCTACCTAAGTGCATGTCAATAGGTGCATGCCAACTATTCCATGTGTGGTGTATATGCAGCATATCCAACTGCTCTTGCCCTGGCCGCCTTCGGTCAATCACTACTGGGGGCAATCAGGAAAAAATCGTTTCATATCAAAGCGCGGGCAGCAATTTCGCGCGTCAGTGATAGAGGAGTGCAAAGGTGTTATGGCGCTGGAGGGAAGGCTGGCTGTGCACATCACTCTCTTCCCGCCCGATCGCCGGAAGAGGGATGTCGACAACATTTTGAAAGCCCTGCTGGATGCCTGCGAGCACGCCGGATGCTATGAGTCCGACAGTCAGATAGATGAGCTACACATCACCCGGCAAGAAGTTAAGAAGGGTGGCGTGTGTACCATTGTGATACACACGCTCTGAGTACTTTAACATTGTTAAAGTTAGAGGCCGGCCATCTTCCGTATCCGCTCTACATTGCGCAACGCCTTCTCTTTGCGTTGTTGCAAGTCAGTCATCTTGCGACGGCGCTCCTCTGGCGTGAACGGAGCCCTATCCGATACGCCGTAGTACCTGATCCTGGCATTGATTTCACCAAGACCGTCTGCCGTCTCTGACGTGTACTCGTGCATTGCAATCAGATCTTTGTTTTCTCTCAAGTATGCGCGTGCATCTTCGGTTTGGCCGGAGTTCAGCATGTGCGTGTAGGTCTTGTACTTCTCATCCACACGCTCCTTGAGGTCGTAGAACAAGTCTTCTTTGACGCGCCCCACTTCAGGAAGAGTAAAGGCTCCAACCAACGGCGTCTGGCTTTCCGGCGATGACGGGCGCTCCCCGGCTCTTTCGTAGAGCTGGTCGACGGCCCATTGGGTGGTGAGGCCAACGGTTCCCAAAATGCCACGCACCAAGTGATCCGCTTCAATGGGGCTCATGATTGGCTTGCCACCGGGCACCTTGATGTATTCGCTCATCAACTTGCCAAGCTCAGACGTTGAGGCATCCCACTGTGCAAATGTCTCCAAACCCTGCAGGCTGGGCGGCGTAATGTCGCGCCCGGTGAAGAAACTATGCTTAAGTTTAATTTCCAACAACGGGCGAATCCCAGTTGGGATGGGCTCCGGCCCCAGAAGCATGTCTGCTGCGGCCTGGGTCAGTGCCCGCTTGATGCGGGTCATGTCCATCTCTGTTTCAGTGCCGTACTTCATGAACGTGTTATATGCAGTCTCAGCCAAAGCCTTCCAGAAGAAAGCCGCCGAGTTGTTCATCGGGATCTTGATGTCGGTGCCTGGGATGATGAAGTTGCGCAGCTTGGTCTGGTCATCCAGTTTTTCGTAATCTGGGTCTCCGCCCACCATCATGCAGTAAATAACCACTAGCGCTGACAAACCAGCCACGGCAATCCCAAGACGTATGCCGGCCTGTTTGCGAGCCATTCCTTTCAGGTTGCCGCCAATCAGCGCATTGGCCAACACGTCGATCTGTGCGCCGTATGCGTTAATAAACATCACAGTTCTGCCAGCAAAGACGGCTAGAACATTTTTCCCACGACGCAAAACAGGGAACACGATGGATGCTTGATGCGTAGCTTGCATCTCATCACCGGTCTCTTTAAGCACGCGGTTGTACACGGCAACACGTTGAGATTGGTCGGAAGCATCACCAACATGGTCTAGCAACTTAATGAAGCCGTGATACACGTTGCGGTTCATGATGCCAATACGGCGCTTCACTTCCGCTTCTGCCGTTCTAGATGGGCCGTGATAACCGCCAATCCCGGTTGCTTTGAGCAAGTTAAGAGACGGGTCGGTTTCTACGCCAACCATCTTGCCGGCAGGCTGTGTCAGGGCGGTCACAAATCCTTTGAACACGCCGCCAATCAAAATGTCGGGCCGCTTGACGCCAGTGACAACAGCAGCAGTGGGCGCATCTTGAATAACCTGTTTGACCTGGAACGTGCCAGACAGGGTGATTGCGCGCCGGGTGAAGTTTGCCATTGCTGCAAAACCTCGGTACATCTTAATGTCCAGGTTATCCAAGCCATACATGGCACTGGCCACCATTGGATCTGGGATCTCTACAAACGTCTTGCGCCCGTTCTGGATATAAGGCACGCGACCCTTGGCTTTGTCTTCCTTGGGGAACGTCATCACCTTGCCGTCTGGCGTGCGCGTTGCGTATTCATACACAATACGTGCCGCAGCGTAGTGACGAATGGCATTGATGGTCATGCGCATGACGTTGTCAGTCATGTTCTCAATGATGTTGTTGATGGGCAGCGTCACCTTGAACTGCACCAATGAATTATCTTGAATTGGCAGGTTGATCTTGACCTTTTGGTCTGCGGTGATTCCCAAGAACTTCTTGGGCACTCGTTTGCCATCTACTTCGACGCTTAGCAATGTTGACGGGCGAGCTTGGAACACGCGGCCAATGATGTTGCCGCTTGCGTCAAGGACCCGCTTGCCGTCTTTGCCTTTGAACTCAATGGTGTCCTTGGGGCCAGAGCTCTTAAAGAGGCGCTCTTTACCAATGGTTACCAAGTTCTTGGTGGTCGCTTCGATAGACGCGTGCGGATCCTCACCATCATTCATGATGCGGTTCCAAGGCACGTAGTCCTTGATGGCAGACAGAGTGTTGTAGCGCTTTTTAGACAGCAGGCCAACGTCACGCCAGACCCTAAGCAGGTTCTGGTTAATGGCGTTCCAGTTCTTCATGATGTCAAGCAGCTCTGGATGACGCTTATCCAAAGCAGCAAAGTCGCGCATCTCTTGCTCTGACATCAGCACAGAAGAAGCGGCCTTTTGAACAGCCTTAAGGTCGTTCTGGGCCTCTGCTACAGCATCTATAGCCTCATCAATAATTTTCTGGTCAGCGCTCTCGCTAATAACTCTTTCTAGCTTTGCCTTGGCATCTTCGTGATTTGCTTGGCGGTCATATAGCTCGTCCATGATGCTGATGGAGCGCTTTGCCTCAAGATAACCATTGATAATATTGGCCGCTTTTTGGTCGCCAAGCTTTTCGCCTAGGCGCTGTTCTGCCTCGTACACGCCGCGCATGCCAAGCTCCCGCTCAACCGCCATGAAGCGTCCAGTATTGCGGTTGAACTCAAAACCACCTTGGAAAATGACCTCGATGCCAATGTGACTGCTATAGAGAGCGTTGTCCAAAGCAACTGATGCAACAGCTAGACCTTGGCTAGTGCGCAGTTCGCCGCCGTAACGGTTGAAGTCGCGCGACTCCAAACCAGCACCAAACCAGAATGCCTCCATGCGCAAGCGCACAATTGCATCAAACATCATGTCGCCAAGCTCAGAAGCCGCTTCACTGGGGTCATCCACAAAGACCTTGAACAAATCTTTGCTGTTGGTCCAAGACTTCATCAAAGCATTCTTGATCGGCGTCTTGTCCAGGATTGGCGTGTTCGGCCGGTTGTACTGCTTCAGCAGCTTGTCATCTTCATCCTCGACGTTCTGGTACTGGCCTTCGCCTTCAACGTCCATGACGTAGTCGGCAAGCATCTGTTTGGTGATGCGCTCCTTGCTGC